CCCTGCCATTGGCCGAGCAGATCGGTGATGCCGCTGTTACCCGTCAGAGCCGCGTAGAGCGGCGCGGACAGGTCGGGGGATGATCTGTCGCCGAAAGGCACGAATGCGTCTCCACGGTCAAATTTGGCGGCCTAACGAAGGGCCTTGGTCACTTCCTCGGCAATGTCCTGCCGAACCGCATCGCGCTTGTTGACGAGGGCGGGCCGAGCATAGGGGCGCGGCTCCATCTTGCTGGTGCCGTATTCGAGACAGGCGCTGTGGTCGCTGCCGAAGTTCACGTTGCCGGTCAGGCTGGTCTCATCCACCGACGTCGTGACCGAAGCCACGAGCTGCCCCGTGTCGCTGGCCGGGGGTTCGCCCGGCGCCGATGCCTGGTGCGAGACACCATTGCGGCGGTAGATGCGGCCGCTCTTGGGCGTGTTGAGGATCAAGCTCACGGCCTCATTGGCCACGTCCTCGACGCCACGGTTAAGGCCCTGCACGGTTGCGGCGCGTACCGCATCCATGACGCGGCTACCGTTCCAGATCACGCTCATGACGCCGGAGCCTTGAAGCACTGCATGTCGTAAGTCGCATTCGCCGGATCGCGAGCGATGTTCCTGATCTGGTACGTCACGCCGCTCAGCGTCACCTTGTCGGCAATGGCCGGCGCGGCATCGCAGAGGCCGGCGATTAAGACAATCCGCGTGTCCGTGGCAGGGATACCCGCCGCCGCGATCATGATGGCGCTGTAGGTGTCGAGAAAGCCCTGCACCGCCGACGTCGAGGTCGTGTAGATCGGGTCGCCGTAACTGTCGCGCCCGGTGACCGTCGTCTTCTGCAGCGCGCCGGTCAGCAGCAGGCCATCGAAGCCGCCCGCGATGGCGTCGGCGATATCCCCATCGAGCAAACCCATGTCACGACGCCTTGCGGATCACGTAGCGCTTGGAGCAGCGGCAGTTGATGCGGTCCTCGGCGGGGGCGGAAGGGTCGCCCGGATACCGCAGATGATTGCCGAGCCCCGACACGAAGGTCTGCCCGAACGGGACCACCTGACCATCCATCGCGGCATGGCTTTCGCGCTCGCGGCCGTCCAAAATTGTGCGCCATTGCGTGTCGACGAGGTTCCCGCTCACGGCCCCGCTCGCCACCACCTGGCGCATGTGTTCGTCGCGCCCGGCATTGAGCGCCGTCAGCGCCTCGGTGCGACCGATCATCTCCCCCCGGTACCTCAAGGCCCGGTTGCGGAACGCCCGCACCATCGGATCGATCTGTTCCGAGGTCAGCGGCTTGTCCGCATTGAGCGCGGCCCGGATCGAACGGTCAAACCGCCGATCCCTCAGATTGTACGTCAGCGAGGCCTTGTCGTTGGCCCGCAGTGCCGCCTCGAAATTGGTGGCCCACTGCTCTTGCGTGGCCGTGAGACCAATAAGGCCGCCTTCGCGCTGCCCAGTGACGGCACTGACGCGCCCCACGAGATCAAGCGCGATCTGGCGCGCCCCCATCCCCTGCCCCACGTCGCGCGAGATCACATCGCGCAGCATGGTCACCTGGTCATCGACGATGCCCCGCACCAGCGCCGCGCCGTGCTGTTTCAGCCACGCTTCGGCCACCGGATTGCGCGCATCGAACGAGATCGAGATCGGGACGCCCTCGGCATCCCGGATCACCGGCAGTTCGCGGTTCGCTCCACCACCGCCGGCCGCAAATGCGGCATCGACCTGATCGAGCATCCCGTTGAACGCCGATCCCTCGACGCCGAGCGCGCGGATCACGCCATCGGTATCGTGCCGTTCCAGTTTGGCGATCAGTTGCCGGAGCGTGACGCGCGACCGGATCGCGGCAATGGCCGCAAGGAAGGCATCCCGGATCAGTTCCGAGAACTGCTCGAGCTGGTCGGCAAAACTCTGCGGCTGAGACGGACGGTAGAGCATCAGGCCCACGCCCAATGCGGGTTCGGTGCCATCGGCTGCGAGCCGTTGAGGATCGGCGCCAGCGTGTTGCCGATCAGGCCATAGGTCTTTTGCGCCGGGGCGCCATCGGCGTACTCGATATCGACCGAGCCGGCCTTGAGCGTCTTGATCATGCCGCCGCGAGCGAGATCCTGTGCCAGCGCCTTGCTGAGCGCGCGAACGGCGAGCTCGGCCACGGCCACGCGAAGGCATTCCGGCATGTCCGGCAGCGGGTACGCCGGCTTGCCCAACACCTTGGCATCGTCCATCGCATCGGAACGCGGCCACATGAGGCCCTGCACCCAGCCACGGCGAACGCCGCGATAGTATGGGCCCCAGGTCGCATCGATGTAGGCGGAGGCCTCTCGGGCCGCGCCTTCCTTGTTCGGCGTGCTGGCGGCGCCCCACGTCGCGGCAAAGTCATTCTGCGCCCGTGCGGTCCAATAGGCGTCGATGTACGCCGTGCTGGCGTAGCTCTCGGCGCCGGCCACACCGGTCCCGTCCTCGACGATCAGGCTCACGGTGTCACGCTCCTGCGAACGATCACCCTGCCCTCGATGGCCCGCGTCACCTTGCCGTCGGCATGGGTGAGCGCAAGGTCATAGACCAGGTGCGACTCCGGCTTGATCACGGCATCGGCCCGGCCGGTCTCGATCAGTGCCCATAGATCGAAATCCCAGAGCAACTGCTTGGTCTGCTGCGCCGTCATGGCCAGCGTCACGGTTCCGTCCGACGTGCCGAGAGTGATGGTACCGCCATTGGCGTCGGCGCCGCTCGACAGATACGAGCGCGGTACCGCCGTCTGGCCCGGCTGACGCTTGATCGACATGGCGGCCGAATAGCCAGTCAGGTCGACCACCGCGCCCGTGCCATCCTTGTGCACGTAGGTGAACGACCAGTCCGCGTACTGCGGGATGATGAGGTCCTGCCTAAGCGTCATAGAGCGCCGCCTGCGCCGCTTCCGGCGAATTGAAGCCGCGCGACACGCGCGCACCGTTCTGCATGACGAACCACAGGCCCTTGGGCCCCTTGCCGACGCTGCGCTTGTTCTGCGGCGCGGTCATTGCCTGGTTCTCCGGCGCAGCGGTGATGACCTTGCGCTCGGGAGACGCCACGGCCTTGCCGATCGGGCGCACGTAGCCCTCGCGCTCGAGGCCGGGCACCATGCCATCTGGAATATCGTGTTCAGTCCCACTCGAGGCCCAGTGCTGATCCAATCCCGTGAGCGAATAGTTGAACGAGCGAAGGATGATGCAGCGCATGGCGGGCCTCGATCGGGAAAGCAGCGGGGCGCGCGCGGCGCCCCGCCAGTTCAGTGCGACGGTCAGGCCGTCGGCGCGTCGTGCGGATGGCCGAGCACGGCAATCGCACCGATGGTGCCGCCGGTGCTGGTCGACGCCGAGGTGATGTTCAGGCGCACGTACCGCTTCGAGCCCTTGTAGCCGAGGCGCTTGACCTTGTTGTCGTCGGTCGCGGCAAAGGTCGCACCAGCGATCGTGCCGATGAGGTCGGACGCCGCCACGGCGTTGCCGCCGGTCAGGTCGGACGCATCGCCCTCGGTGATGCTCGGCGTATAGGTGCCGTCGGTCAGGGTGCCGGACTGGATCAGAAACTCGACACTCTCGAAGCCGGCGGTGTCGATGATGTTGGTGCCATTGGTCGTGGTGTCCGACGAAATGGCCGTCGTGTTGAGCGCGACATACGGCTCGATGTTGTTGTGAAGGTCACGGGTAGCCATCGCGGCTTACCTCCTGAGAGTTCGGGATTGCGGGAAGCCGGCCGGCCCCTCTGGGCCGACCGATCAGTTCACCAGTATCAGGTGGAGCACTTGAGCTTGCGGATGGCCTCCGGCAGGACAACCTTGCCGCCGACACGCTTGCGCATGACGAAGCGGACGTTGCCCGACGTCGCCTGCGTGTACTGATCGCGGAGCATCTCCATCGCGAGGCGATCCACCCAGGTGTACGCCCGCTTGAAGTCGCCGTAGGCGATCGGGTAGGCGTTCGCGCCCTCGCTCGGCATGTCCGGCATCTCGACGTAGGGATCGCCGTCGATGGTGTTCGGAGCGCCGTTGGCGATGCCGGGCATCCAGATGTACCGGTGCTGGCTGTCCTTCAGCTTGCGGACCGAGCCGAGCGTGGTGCGGTTCATCACCCAGCTGGCGTTCTGCGCATACCCGGTCTTCAGGTTGTGCTTCATGGTCAGCAGGCCATCGGCCACGCCGTTCGCGTCGGCGATCGTCGCCGCGGTGCCCGATACGTCGGACGACACCGAGGCGTTGAACATGAAGCCCTCCGGCCGACCGACGCCGTTGCCATTGACGAAGGCCGCGCCTTCGGCAACCGCGAACTGCATGGTCGACTCCGAAGAGATTTCGGCCTGCATGTCGAACGCCGCGTCCTCGAGCATTCCGTTCGAGATATCGATGAGCGCGAAGATCTCGGCCGTCGGGATTTCCTCGAGCCCGTAGGTCAGGCCCGTGGTTTCCGACTTGGTGCCCTGGTCGGCCACCCACTGCGCAGCGAACACGCCGGTACGCTTCGGGATTTCGACCGTCTTGAGCGCCGTGGTGCGAACACCGGCGACGGTGCGGACCGGGCTGAACAGGATGATGCCCTTGATGATCTCGCGCACGTAGTCGATCGGAGCGAGATAGCCGCCAGCGCTATCGGGCGTCAGAGCGAGCGACTTATACTCGTTCCGGACGGTTTCGAGCGCCTTCTGCTGGTCGGCAGAGAGGTTCACCACGCCTTTGGTATGGGCCTCGACGACGGCGCGGGCCCAGGCATTGACGAGCTGCTTGCGTTCGGCCTCGGTGG